TTAAAAACCCAGCCACTAACCACTAAAGCGACTGGGAAATATGGAATCAGGAATCCCTACTATAAAAGGTCTGGGATACCAATTATATTATATCACAGATTTTAATAAAATTTTCTAAAATTGGGGTTGACAAAAACGACAATGTCGTGTATAATGGTAAATGTAACTTATAAAAGAAAGGAATGTTACAATGAAAGAATTGAAGTTAATATTATTAGAAACTTTAACAACCCTAATGAATAAATCAGAAATAGCTAACGATGCTTGGACTGGTAAAATATCAAATTGTTGGGTTCGTGACGATACAAATAACGATATCTTAATCACACACGAAAGTATCTCACTACATATTAATCACGTGTCTATCCAACTTATTAACTTGGTTAGAACAAACAAATCAACCATTCTTTTAGAAATGAAAGATGATTATTTACCAGAAAACATTGTCATAGAAAAAGCTAAAGCAGCTGTTGAATCTTTACTTGAAAAAGGAAACATCACAGCTAAAGAAAACTTATTTTAAATAACTAATCGACCTGAGCAAGTCAATAAACTGCTCTTAAAGAAAATAAGGAATTAAATATGGAAGTATCAAAAATGTTTTTATCAAATGATTTTAAGAAAAAACTTAATCAACCTATCGGTGGTCAGAAGCGTGGTGAACTTCTCTGGAACAGACTTGTAGAGCTTGATAAAAGTGGTGACCTTCAGAAGGCTACCACCAGAGCAGCTGTTGCAAGAATGGTCGGCTACACTGATTATATGAAAGGTTATAGATGGGTGAGAGGATTGGTAACTAAAAACGCTCTTGTGGAAACAATTAGAGGTTTTGAAAATGGAGTTGCTCAATACGAGTATCATCTAGGTACACCGTTGTCATATAGAAGTGGACGAAAACCAGAGTTTGCAAAAGTTGGTGATACTACGAGACTTGTAACTAACAAACCAATAGTCAAAGAAGAGAAAGTCGCTAAACCTATTACGCTCACAATTACAGTAGGCAATAAATCGTTTAAGGTTGAGAATTTAACTATCGACCAATTGAAAGACATCTTAAAAGGATACATTAATCATTATGAAGGAAAATAAACTAGATATTAATAAAATGGTAGAAACCTTAGAAAGTGTTGGTTATACCTTTATTGAACCTATCTGTGGTGATTGTGCTGGCCATTTAATGGCAGCATTAAGTGAAAACTTTTGTAATTTTACATTTTCTATGGAACAAGTTGAAGATGACCTATTCAAAGTATACATTGAAATTCACCAGACCACTCCCGAGCTGAATAGATATTTTGATGAAAGTATGAGAAAATTAGATAGTATCATAGAAAGTTTACATAGAAAATAATATAAGAAAGGAATGCAACAATGAACAAAGACTCAATTCAAAAAATCTACAAAGAAACCGAACACATTCTCGACCAAACCGAGAGAATGAAAAAGATTAACGAAAAACTTAATGAAATAATGAAAGGACTCTAACATATGGACAACATCGGAGTAACAGCTGGCATCGCTTATCAACTTAAACGTATTGCTAACGCACTTGAAGAATTAAACGAAAGGTTAGAAGAAAATGATAACTAAACATGAACTCAAACTACGCATCAACGACTTACAAGAACTCTACGACGAACTAAACGCTGACTATCTCAAACTAGAACGCAAACTTAAAACCATAGAAAAGAAACTCAAATCATGCGACAAAAATATTTAAGTAACCAAAAACTGTGGAAAATTATTGCCCAACCCGACGGCTATTATTACGAAATTAAACTCGCTGGAACTGTACTTCAAAGAGTCAAGGTTGACCCTAAGGTTTTGGAGTATTTAGGAGTTGAAAATGAAACTAAGGAATAAGAAAACTGGGGAGATAATTGAAGCAGAAAGTTGTAACAATACGGGTGGATGTATTTCTATATATTACGAAGAAAAAGACGGTCAAATCGGCACGAAAGATTGCTTTAATTCTCTCGCCGAACTCAACGAGGAGTGGGAAGATTACGAATACCCGAAAGAACATTATTTTATAACTGAATATGGTGGAGTTTTTTCACTTAACGAATATGAAGGTTTAAATAATGTTGCTAACCCTGAGGATTATAAGCAAATCGGCAACTACTTTGGAACCAAAGAAGAAGCCGAGAAGGCGGTGGAAAAGCTCAAGGCTTGGAAACGGCTGAAAGACAAAGGGTTTAAGTTCATAGGAGTTCGAGGTATTGGCAAAGTAATAGACTTTGATATACCTGAACCATACAACCACGTTGGTTTTGATGAATATGTTAGTAGTGAAAGTGAAAAAGAGTTTTTTGATGATTTAATGTTGCTTTTCGGAGGTGAAGAATAACAATGGATGAACTAGAACAGTCTGCAAGACGAACTTGTCAAGAAGATAGCTAACGTGCTATAATCATCCTGTACATAACAGTACAAACTCCGATGTAAAGAACAGAGTTGCTCGTTACTCTGTTCTTTTTCTTGTCGAAATTTTATAAAAACTATTGTCACGAGAACAAAAGTTCGTTATAATAGAATCACAATTCAGTAACCAAGAAAGGAGGTTTTCTCTTATAATTTTTGATACTTAAAATAAAAACCAGCAAACAAAATAACAACAATCAATAGGAGAAATATGATGCTTAAGAAAGCTAACGAACCAAACGCTAACAACATTGAACGCAATCGCAACTGGAACAAGGAACTCACAGTAGGTGCTGTTCTTGAAGGTGTATATATCCAATCTGAAGAATTTGAAGGTAATTTCGGTCCGTCAATCAAATACACCATTGAAGCCAGTGGCACAAAAGAACACGTTGATGTCTATTCTACAGCCAGCCTTAAACGTCAATTCGCTAAAATCCCGACTGGTTCGTTTGTTCGTATCACTTACAAAGGCGAACAACCATCGAAGAAAACTGGGTTCAACGTCAAAATCTTTGAAGTTGAATACGATGATGAATACACAGCCTAACTAACATTAACTAGTGCTTATCAGAACACATGGTTTTGCAGATAAGTTAAATGTCGCTACAAGTGCAGCTATCTTCAGGAGGTAATATGCCAAATAGGTTTGACAAAGATTACAACAAAAAGATACATGATACTGTCCGTTATGCTAACGCTAGAGCAAAACGACTAGAAAAACGAGGTATAAAATTATTCAATCGTCCTATCAAAGTCAGAGACTTAAAGAAACGTTACACCACCAAACAAGCGATGGATAAAGAATTAAACCTCTTAAACAAACTTACTGTCAAACAAGGATTAAATCCTAAAAAGTTGACAAGCTGGCGTTCTCAATATTATGGAAAAGATGTAGAAGCAGCCCAAAGTTATTTTAAAGCTCGCTTTGATAAACTCAACCGTAAACTTGGCAATATGCCAGCAGACCGTACTAGAGTTGAACTTCTAAGGGATAAATATAATATTCTAAGACAAGACCCTTCTAAACTTACTGGTGCAGATTTAGGTGCATATAACGCAACAATGCGAGAATTCTATGCTTATCCATCTCAGAGAAGAAGTGGTTATAGAGGGTTTTTGAAGGAAGTTGATTTAGTGATGGAACGTTTGCAATACTCTAAAGAGACTAGAGATGGTGTGTTTAAAAAACTCAGTGAATTAGATGCCGACCAGTTTTATGCTATGTATGATGACAACAGCATTATTGAGCGTGTATATGATTTAGGTGGAAGCCCGACAAATGATGATTTTGAGTTAAACACTACTGAAGAAAACGCAAAAGAAATTATTGATGCTTTACTTGAACAAGTAGGTGGTCTAGTAGATAAGTACAAAGAGTGGTAAATCATGAACCTCAAAAGATGCTTTACAGCAGATTTTGAGACCACCACAGATGAGGACGATTGCCGAGTATGGGCTTACTCAATCTGTAATATTGACGATTACACTGATTTTAGATACGGAAACAATATTGATGACTTTTTTAAGTTTTGCATGAACGGAAGGGAAAATTATAAAATATGGTTTCACAATCTCAAGTTTGACATTGTTTATTTACTAGTATATTTGTACCAGCATGGTTATACTTATATTAAAGATAAAAAGGAAAGAGGAGATAAAACTTTTTCTACTTTAATAACTGACCGAGGACAAGTTTATTCTTTAACAATATGGTTTAAAATAACCAAATCTCATGTTAATAAAGTCGAATTTTATGACTCTTTAAAGGTCTTTCCTAACTTTTCTGTTGAACGCATAGCTGAAGGTTTTAATCTTCCCATCAAAAAACTTAAAATCGATTATAAGGCTTATCGCCCAGTTGGTCATCAACTTACTGTTGAGGAAGTTGCCTATATTAGAAACGATGTGGAAATAGTTGCAAGGGCTTTAAAAGAAATGTTTAAGCGAGGTCTTACTAAAATGACTATCGCTAGTGATGCGTTTAACAATTTCAAGGATAATTTTGATAAGTTTAGAATAAAGTTTCCTTTACTTCCACCAGAAATTGATAAAGACATCAGAAAATCTTATAAAGGTGGATTTACCTATGTCAATGATGTTTGGCAAGGTAAAATGGTAGGAAATGGGATTACTTTAGATGTTAATTCCCTCTATCCATCTTGTATGGCATCTCCAAACGTCCTTCCTTATGGGAGGCCAGAATATTTTGAAGGTGAATATCAAGAAGATAAAACCTACCCTTTGTATGTTCAAAATTTAATTTGTAGTTTTGAACTTAAGAAAGGCAAAATCCCTTCCATCCAGATTAAACATTCACCATCATTTATAGACAATGTATATCTAAAATCTTCAGAAGGTGAACGAATTGAACTTACTCTCACAAAACCCGATTACGAATTGTTTGTAGAACAATATAATGTATATAAGCCTAAATACACTGGTGGTTGGAAATTTAAAGGGGCTGCAGGGTTTTTCGATGACTATGTGAACTATTGGACAGAACAGAAAATAAAAGCTGGTAAAGAAGGGAATAAACCTTTACGTCAAATTTCTAAACTGATGCTTAACTCTTTATATGGTCGGTTTGCTCTAAACAGCTATGCTAGGCAAAAGTTTCCTTATATGAAAGATGGTGTAATTCACTTTGCTTTACTCGATGAAGAAACAAGAGAAACAATCTATCTTCCAGTCGCTACATGGATTACATCACTTGGTCGTTCTCGTACCATTCGTACGTCCCAAGCAATTAGAGATTACACTCTGAATAAATATGGTGAAGATAGATACTATTACTCTGACACAGATTCAATCCATGCAAAACTTTCCAAGGAAGATTTAGCAGAATTAAAAGACATCATTGATATTGATGATTTTAAATTGGGCTGTTGGAGTCACGAATGTAGCTGGGAACAGGCTATCTTTATCAGACAAAAGTGTTACTGCGAACAAGTAGATGACAAAATCAACGTCACAGTCGCTGGCCTCCCTAAATATCTTGGCTGTCTTGTCAACTTCGAGAACTTTAAGAAAGGTTTTACTACCGAAGGAATGAGCTTAGATGATATGATTAAACTAGCCAGAGCCAACGGTGCAACCGAGGAAGAAATAGAAAACATCCATCATAAGCTAACCTATAAATATGTCAACGGTGGGGTCATTCTTAAAGACACTGGTTTCACTATCAAATAAAATGTTATAATAAAAGCAGTCGATAGCGAGTTTATCGCTGATGACTATTTTAATTAGCCACTAGGCACTATCTGTAATTGTTATTAAGGATGTATGGGTCATCCTTGACGAAGAGTCAACCATGCAACTAGTCTATATGGAATGTAGTGATAACAAACTCTAGCTGTCTGGTGGCAACCTTAGACTATGAGTATATATTATAATTACGATAAATTATTTTCTTATGACTTTTTAATCGCCTTCGTAATCGGGGAGAGGGGTGTTGGAAAGTCTTTTAATGCGAAGGTGGCAGCTTTAAAACGTTTCTTAAGAACAGGCGAAGAGTTCATTTATCTCAGACGTTATAAAACAGAACTTGACACTTCGCTTTCTAACTTCTGGGATGATTTACAAAGCAACGGTTATTTTGATGACTTAAACCTCAAAGTCAAAAAGAATAAGATGTTAACAAAATTTCTTTGCGATAATAAAGTCTGTGGCTATGCTTTGCCTTTATCAACTTCAAACATTCTCAAATCAACAGCCTTTCCTAAAGTCTCTTTAATTATTTATGACGAGTTCTTAGTAGAAGAGGGCAGAAGTCATCGTTACTTAAAACGAGAACCCGAACTTTTCCTCGACGTAATTGAAACAGTGGGCAGACTTCGAGACAACATCAAAGTCATTTTACTGGGTAATGCTATCAACGTGCATTCCTCACCCTATTTTGCGTATTGGAATTTAGAATTGCCTTACAATAGTGAGTTTAGAACTTTCCACGACGGATTAATCGTTGTAAATTATATAAAAAATCTCGAATACAGAAAAGCCAAGAAACAGAGTCGTTTCGGAAAGCTCATTGACGGAACGGAATACGGAAATTATGCCATCGATAATCAGGTCTTGCACGAAAACAACCTCTTTATTGCTAAACGTCCACCGAACTCAGAGTTCTATGGTGTTCTGATTATCAACTCGATGCCGATGGGTCTGTGGAATGGTAGGGATGGTTATATGTATCTGTCAGAAAAGTATGACCCTAACACCACCTCTAAATTTGTCTTTGATTATAATGACCATACTGAACAGACTATTTTCACCAACGTGAGAGAAAATATGTATATGCACATGGCAATACGTGGTTACAAGCAAGGCTGGCTTCGTTTTGAAAACCAGAAAATCAAATCTGCAGCTATTTCTATCTTGAACAAATGTATAATTTAGTCTATAATAAAAGCAGATAGGTTCCTCCTATAGTTCTTATCGATATACAATCAGATGGAATGCTAGTTTTAGTGTTCAACCTCAATTCAAATTACTGACCAATGTTACCACCCAAAAGTAACATTCCTTATAAGGATGACTGTTCGCCGACAGTCATTCTTTTTTATGCTATAATTAAATTGGAAAGGATAACGCTATGGAAACAACAGAAAATTATACCAGATGGGATTTCATAGGACTATCAACGGATTCTAAGCCAACTCCGACTACTTCCAAGAAAGTAACGGATGGTTCGACTTTTTATGAAGCTGATACTTCTAAACTCTTCTTCTGGACTAAAGACCAATGGTACGAAAAGACATCCAATGTCTTAACAAATATTGAAAGGAAACTAAAATGGTAGCACAACATTATCGATGGGATTTTATTGGGCTTTCTACTGATGAGAAACCAACCCCAGCCACGTCAGAAAAAGTAGTAGATGGTTCAACTTTCTACTGTTCTGACAACTCTAAACTCTATGTCTATTACAAAGACCAATGGTATGAAAAAGAAGCCACAGGTGGAGGAGGTACAACCTATGAAGATTTTGTAGGCACTGATGGTGAAACTGCTGGAACGCATGGTTTAGTGCCAGCCCCAGCAACAACCGATGCAGATAAATATCTTAAATCTGATGGTTCATGGGCAGCTATTTCTGCTGGTGGTGGAGATGTTAAAACTCTAACTAGTAGCGACGCTAACTATCCAGTTGATAATCCAACTATGATTGCTGCATGGTTACTCGAAGCTGGTTATTATAAGATTGACAACATCAGAGTTTATGCCAACTCAAGCTCTTACAGCAATAACGGTTTAGTAATGGTCGGCAAAAAAGCCTCAAATAACATTGTACCTGTGGTGATGTTAGGCGAAGGCAGAGCTTTATATAGTTGTTGTGTTAATGCTACAAACGGTACTATTGACGAAATGACTGCTAACTCATCTCCTCTCATTATTAACTCGGTTGATGACTGGCTAACTTCAACGAGTACTAAACACGTTCTCTCTGCCAACCAAGGAAAAGTCTTAAACGATAAAATAGGCGGCGACCTTTCCAACCTTGCCACAACCGACAAAACTTCCCTAATTGCAGCTATTAACGAACTAGCAGCTCGACTCTAAAATGGACAACGATGAACGTGTAAATTATCAGAGTTATTAATATGAGCGACACAATTATAGTAGCATTAATTACAGGCTCAGTTACGCTAACAGTAAATCTGTTAGCTAACTGGTCTGCTCGCAAAAAGGAAGCAGTAGAAAGAGCCATCCGAGACCAGAAACTAGATGACCAGATAAAAGAGTTAGATGCTAAAGTTACTTCCCATAATGCCTATGCAGAAAAGTTTGCAGCCATGACAACGGCTGTAATTAATATTCAAAAGGATATTGAATGGATGAAAACCATTGACACTAAAAGGGAGAAACATTTATGAAACTAAACCCCATTATTAAATATTTAGGTTTGTTTGTCATTTTCTTTGGCAGTGGTATGGCAGTGACCCTTGGAGTTAAACCAGCCGAAGAGATTATCAATAAAACCATAGAGATTTCTGCTTCCATTGAACTATCAGAAACCCAGATTCCAGCGACCATAGAAACTGATGAAGGAGAGATAGAAGTGGAACTGCCGACAGTAGAAGCAGTTGATTCGGCTAACATCACAGGACTTCTCGAATGTGAAGAAAACGAAGAAGAATGTGGACTTGGCAAATATATTTATGCCCCAACAGATTCACCACAAGCTTTCAAAGATTACACTTTCGGTGGTTGCTGGAACACAGACGATTTCGCAGGGTCACAATGTTGGGATTTGGGGGATTTATTCTTCCAAAATTATGCTGGACGTAGGCTCTCAACCTGTGGCACTGGTGCAGCCAAAGGTACATGGGAAGGTGTTTGCAAATTTATAAATGCAGGTGATGAGTTTGATTTGGTGTATAATAAAGAAGAGTTGCAGGCAGGTGACTGGGTAGTATTCAACAACGGAACTTGGGGTCATATTGGTATGGCTCTTGGAAGTTCGACCAACGGTTATATATCTCTACTCGGTCAAAACCAAGGTGGCAACTTTTGTGAAGGTGGTGGAAGCTCGACAAATATTATTAACATCTCCTTGAAAAACTTTGCAGGGGCTTTCAGACCAAAAGCATATATTGAACCAGAGCCTAGCCCTGAGCCTGAGCCAGAACCCGATGAGCTTCCCGAAACAGCGTGTGGTTACTAGAAAGGTGGTGAACATGATTGGAGAGGTTGAACTGTCACCATATTCTGTGGACAAAACGGAATTGGCGAAAGGGGTATGCTGGTAAACTACGCAGCTATTGGTATTTGAGAATAGCGATTCCAGAGGATTTACACCGATACATCCATCTTCATATGGTTGGTATTCCTCGGTGTAATGAACCTCTCTGTGAAGCTGCTCTTTACCAGCTGAAACTCTTAGACAAACATGGGGTTTTACACAAGGAGGACTCTTTGCTTACTCGTCTTGAACTTTTGATTTACATTTTAGACACTGGTGATTCTGAGACTGCTATGAGTCTCAAGCAACAATTAGCTCTCATCAAATGGTACAACCCCGATACTTAAGTCGGGGTTTTCTTATGCTATAATTAGATTATGAGTTTAGTCAATGTTGATATTACTTCTTATAATGCTTTTAAATCTGCTACCATTGATAATGGATATAATGTTGACGGTCTTAACGGTTATCAGGCTGAAGATTTGGCTATGCTTTTAGCTGGCAACGCTGGGAGAACTTCGCCTTATTGGTTATGCAGCGATGGTGGTGACACCAACCCTTACTTCTCTTGGTCAGTTGATAGTAATAAGGCTTATAACGTAGCCGATTATTTTGCTCTAGTTTATAACAAGGATGATGTACAACGTGGTGACATTATCATTCTAGAAACCTTAGTTGGGTTTAGTAAAGGTCATTTAGGGTTTGCCGATAATAATTGGAACGCAGGAACTAGCACAGCCTTTATTTTAGGACAAAATCAAGAAGATGTGAGTTATACTGTTGGCGATATTGTGACCTTAAAACTTTTAAACGTTAATTCTTTTGTTGGTGGGTTTAGGTTTAAAGCATGGAACTCTACACCACCAACTCCACCACCAACTCCACCAGAACCACCAACTCCAACCGTCTCTGATATTCGTCACTTTAAGTGGGCTTTATACGCTAAAAAGTTGCGTGATAAGCGAAGAGGAATGTGATTGATAGACTTTATTACCATAATGTGCTAATATTAACTCATGGATGACCAAAGAATTTTAGAGCTAACAGGAAAGATTGAAGAAACAATTGGCAAAGAAAATGCTGCCATGATTTCTGATACCTTGGGAGAAATTCTTACAGGTAATTCAGAGAACATGAAAGCTATTTCTGAGCGAGATGCTACAATTAAGCAACTTCAAGACCGTAACGAAAAGTTAGTCGCTGCTAATGGGGCTTTGCTTCAGAAAATTCCTATGGAGAAAGCAGAGACTAGCGTTGACTCTGAAGAAAAGAAAGCTCCCAAGAAAATCAATCTTAAAGATGCCTTTGATAAAAACGGCAACTTTATTCACTAATAAAGAAAGGACAATCTATGTATCCATCTAGTGGTTTGCAAACTGCTTTGAATAAGATGCGTGAAATGTCTGTTGATTCTGGTAGTATTTATCATCAATACGTTCCAGTAGTCACTGACTCCACAACCATCGGTGAATTTGGTGTTCCAATTCTTGATTCACAAAATCTCAATGTTATGAACGACTTTGTTTCTTTACTTAAGAAAGTTGTTTATACTGCTGTTTATAACAAAACCTTTAACAACCCTCTAGCACAACTTGAAGGCGAAAGGATGCCTCTCGGTAACTTCATTGAAGATGCCTATGTCAATCCTGCTAAAGCTCGTGGGTTTAACGTTAATGATTTTGCTGGACTTCTTCAAAAATACGAAGCTGAAGTTGCTGTTCAGTATTTGAATGTCAATTCTGACTTACAATACATGGTTACTCTCACTCGTGAGAAGATTCGCAACGCTTTCACTTCTTGGGATAACCTTGAAGCCCTTATTACTGGTTATATCAACTCCCTTTACAACGGTGCTTACATCACTCGTTACAATCAAACCAAAGGACTTGTCACTGCTGCTTACAAAGGCAACAATGTTCAATATCAAGTTATTTCTGATGTAACGGATGAGCAATCAGGCAAAGCTCTTATACGTCAACTTCGTGCAGCTTTCTCCAAAATGCAAATTCCTTCCACCAAATACAATGCTTGGGAGAAAGTTAAAGGCGATAGGCTTGCCCTTAAAACTTGGTGTAATCCTGAAGATATCGTTGTTCTTATCTCTGCCGATATCGAAGCTCTCGTTGACGTTGAAGTCTTAGCTGTTGCCTTCAACATGAGCAAGGCTGATTTCCTTGGTCGTGTTATCGTAGTTGATGATTTCAACCAATACAATGATGACGGTACTCTTGCTGTTGATGGTTCTGCCATTAAAGCTATGATTGCTGATAGAAGCTGGTTCAAGATTAAGACTCAAGACTTTGCTATGGATGAGTTTTACAATATGAACAACAGGACTTGGCAATATGGACTTAATGATGTTCGCATGGTCAACTTCTCCTTATTTGCCCCAGCCCTCGTCTTTGCCACTGCTGCCCCATCCGTTGATGCAACTGACCTTGACATCGAAACTGCATCTGTCACTCTCAAAGCTGGTGAAACTGTCAAAGTTCCGTTTGAAATTACTCCAGCCAATGCAACCTCCACAATTTCTGTTACATCCAGTGCTTCTACCTATGCTACTGGTTCTGTCTCTGGACGTAATATCGTGGTTGAAGGTAAAGCTGAAGGTTCTGCAACTCTTACGGTTGCTGCCAACGGTCATAGTGATACCATTTCTGTCACCGTTCAAGCTGCTGCTTAATATTAAAATAAAACAAGGGAGAGGTGTAACAACCTTTCCCTTTTAAGGATAAATAAATGACTGTAATTGCCCCACAAACAGACGTTTATCTTCTCAAAGTTCCTTTGGAAATTGATAATATTAATCAGTTGACTTTTGCTAATGCTTCAACCCAGCACAGTTATTTCGACGGACTCCCTAAACTTGGTTTTGATAATTTTACATATCAAAGAAAAGACAATGTGATTAGGATTCCTGCTCTTATCGATGATATTATTAATTACAACTACGTCATGTATCGCAACGATGCTTACACTGATAAATGGTTCTATGCTTACATCGATAGAATGGAATACCTTAATGACCAAGTAACTGCTGTATATATTTCCACCGACACTTGGCAGTCATGGCAATTTGATTTAAACTTCAAGCCAATGTTCATTGAACGAGAACACGTTAATGATGATACAATAGGTCTCCACACCGTACCAGAAAGTCTAGAAACAGGTGAGTACGAAATTGTAGATTTAAGGAACATTCCACTTTGGGAGACAAATTCTCCTAGTACGGATTGGTTGCCTTGTTTTTGTGTGACTAAGTTCCCTTCTTCAGCTTCAGGTCTTGTCAATGGAAGAGTTGCCAGTGATTCAGGTTCTATCGGTGGTGTGTTTTCTTCTCTCAAGTTCTTTGCTGTAGGAACCCAAACTGCTGCTCAAGCGATTATTGATGCGTATGATGCTGATACTACAGTGACATCTGATGCGATTATCAATATTTATATGATTCCAAGTTGTTGTGTTAATGTTCTTTCGTCAGGTGCTTCTACTATTAACGGATATTCTCTTTATCCGATTTATAATTACTACGATGTTACTGAAGAAAAGACCCAAGAGCCAAACAAACTGGCTGAGAATTACACCCCAGTTAATCACAAACTGTTCACATTTCCTTATTCTTACTTTTATATCAGTAACAACTCAGGCGAAGAAGTAACCTTCCGTTATGAGGATTTCCCTGAAGAAACAGTTAGTGGCAATAAAGCTAGAACCATTACTTTCGTACGTTCTATTGTGCCATCTACTTCCTTGTCGGCTAAGTTGTATTTTCCGAGTTACAAGACTTACACTAGCACTGCTGACTATGGAACAAAAATGTATAACTACGGTATTAACTTTGGTAAAGTACCTGTTTGTGCATGGACTACAGATTACTATACCAACTGGTTGACTCAAAATGGTGTGAATATGCAGATGCAAATTGCTTCCACTGCTCTTAGTGCTGTTACTGGTACGATTAGTGGTGGCATCACTTCAGGTGCAACAGGTGCAGCTGCTGGTGCTATTGGTGGTGTGACAAGTTTAGCATCTACCATCATGTCACAAATTGGACAGAAACACGCTGCAGAGGTTATTCCACCCCAAGCTCAAGGTGACGTTAATACAGGTGATTTCCTATATTGTTACAAAAGGAACTCAATGAGTCTTTATAAAATGAGCATTCGTCCTGAATATGCGAGGATTATCGATAAATTCTTCTCGGTCTTTGGTTATCAGATAAACAGAGTCAAATTGCCTAATATCACAGGCAGAAGGAATTGGAACTATGTAAAAACCCATGGTTGTTACATCGATGCTGATATCCCTCAGGAAGATTTGCAACAAATTAAGGATATGTTCAATAACGGTGTCACATTCTGGCACAATCCTGATAATTTTGGAAACTATAATGCTAATAATGATATAATATAGGAAAAACGGTATGAGAAAAATAAGAAAAGTACCACCAAAAGATGCGTTTAGGGATGCTGTATTGATGAACAGCCAGACGTATAACGATTATCTTGACCGTATGAAAAAGATTTGCCTTTCAATGTTTGAATGGCGATTGCCTGATTCTATGAATGCAAGGTTCTTAGAGATGTGTCTTTACTATCAAGGACAAGCTGCCATGTTTTATGATTCAGAGTATGGCTATATTAACTCTATGGCTTGTGATGGTGGTTATATTAATCTGTATGGTTTGCCAACTGAAGTACAATGTTATTCCTATCGGTTCAACCAAAGACGAAGTTTATACACAGTTGATGTTGGCGAGGAAAAAGACAAAGAATGTATTTTGGTGATGAACAATTATGAACGTGTACCAACTGCTGCTACTATTTCTTTGTTTGCTTATAGATTGGCTGAAGCCCAAAGAACTGCCGATGTTAATATCAAAGCCCAACGCACTCCAGTTTTGATTACTACCGACCAGAAACAATACTACACCTTGAAAAAGATGTATGAAGAGTTCGATGGTAATTCGCCTGCTATCTTTGCTGATAAAAACTTGATTACTCCAGATGCTCTTAAGGCTATTAAAACCGATGCCCCATTTATTGCTGAACATATTATGGACTATAAGAGAGAAATTTGGAATGAGTTTTTGACCTTCATGGGTATTTCTAACTTGTCTGAGAAACGAGAGAGGATGATTTCTAATGAGGTTGATTCTAACAATGAGCTAGTCAACCTTAACCTACAAGCTCTCCTTATTCCTCGTAAAGAAGCCTGCAAACAATTTAACGAGAAATATGGTTTGGCTGGTGATAATGCAATTGATGTAAAAGTACGTTCTGATTTGTATAATCTAGTTAAACAATTTGAGTCTGTAACTGAAGATTACAAGGATAGCAAAAGAGACGAACTATTAATCGAGGAGGGATTAGAAGATGAGTAAATACACGATGGAGTTAAGAGAGATTGTCTCAACTTTTGGTAAAGAAGAAGTTAAAGGCTGGTTCTCTGATTACGAATTGTCGGATTTTCTCACTCCTGAAGAAATTGCAGTGATTGAAGAAAGAGGAACGTGGACTAAAGATAAATTGGCTGAAAGGATTATTACCCACTACTTTACGAGAGAAATAGGCACAGATGCGATTGGTCAGTTCATGCTGTTTATTAAAGACCGTATGAACGAGATTATGGAAACTTATGCCCCTTTGATTTATTCGGCTTCCATTAAGTATGACCCTTTAGTCAACGTCGATTATTCTGAGACTTATGAAGGCACAGGAAACACCACGAACACAGCCAGTTCTAACAGTAATGGCACAGGTCTAACAGTTAATTCCGATACTCCGTCAGGACAGATAAATAAAGCTAATATCTTGGATGGTAGTTACGCATCAAACACCAGTGCAAATGAAGTACAAAACACTGCACAAGATAATGCCAAAGGCACATCGGCTCAACAATATGTGAAACGAATTAAAGGTAATTCGGGTGTTAGTGCAACTGCTCAGGCTATGATTCGACAGTATCGTGATATTATCCGAGCTATCAACACAGAGATTGTCTATGAGTTAGAACCATTGTTTATGGGATTATATTAAGGAAAAGAAAGGAAAACAAATGTATATACCATTCCAGCCAAGACCAAAGGTTCCTCCGATTGGATTCTTCGACCCAATCAGTGTTGACCCGAAAGATATGATGACAGATGTTGAGTATCTGCTAGGGATTTTGAAGAAGTTGAACCAAATTATTGCTCAAGTTAATTCTAACACTTCGTTTATTAATGAGTATAGTGGCAAGATTGAACAGCTTGAAGGCGAGATGTTGGCACTTCAAGAAGAGTTAGGCAATTTTGAGACGAGAATTACCAACGATATTGCTAACAGGTTTACGCAGATTCAGTTAGAGCTGCAAGGAATGATTGCTGCAACCTTGATTCAAGCTAATGCCTATACTGATTCAGTTGCTAGTGGTTTAGAGCAAGAGATTCAAGAGATTAGTATTGGACAGATTGAAGTGTTTGACCCGACTACTGGTGTTAAGAGTCCTCTTCAGACAGTGATTGATAATCTTTACAACGCTTCTCGTGAAAATGCGTTGACTGCTTCTGAGTATGATGCGTTAGATTTAACTGCAACAGCGTACGATGCGTATGAGCTAACAGCCAGTGAATATGACCAATCTGGTAAAACACTCTTAGTTTAATGATATAATTAAATAGAAAGGATTTTAATTATGGCTAGTACAAACAAAACTACGAATTATGAATTGTCACAGTTCCTAGGTACAGATAAACCAGCATGGTTGTCTGATTACAATGGTGACATGAACAAAATTGACACACAAATGAAAGCAAACGCTGATGGTGTTACTGCTGCTAGTGGTGCTTCATCTGCTAATACTACAGCAATTGGTACGTTAGCTAATTTAACGACAACTGCAAAGACGGATTTAGTTAATGCAATTAATGAAGTTGATTCAAACGCTGATACTGCTCAGAGTACTGCCAATGCTGCAGCTTCTAACGCAAATATTGCTAATACGAATATTGCGAAGTTTAATTTGACCAATATTTCTGAATTGACGGTTACTTCAAACGTTGGAACGGTTGGTTCGCTTACCCATCTTTATATTGCTAAAGATTCGTCTAATTCAGTGTTTAAACTTTATGGACGTGTTGAGATAAATAACCTTGGTGGTGTTTCTGGAACACTATCAGTTTCTATTAGCTCGACTGGTCTTAACCCTGATACTGCTTACAACATCAGTGCTGCAGGGCTTGAGATTCGTGAATTAACTGATGGTAGTGACTCAGTTCGACCTCGTGATATTACCGTTAATACGGATGGTACGATTACAATTCAGTCGTTCCCGAAAACGCTGTTTGGTGATACTGCAACAGATATTGTTGAGTTCTTCCCTTGTATCTATTTCAATAAAAACTTTGGTGATGAATAGATAGCGTTGTAACGTTTCAAACCCAGTCGCTTTAGTGGTT